CGGCAATCTGGTCGGTCTTCTTCAGTTTGATTGAGTCATCACGACAGGCTTTCCACTCGTGGGGTTTGAGCCACGTCGTATGCCCGCTGATCCGTTGGTTGAAGTAGAACCGCCTGGCCATGTGCTCACGGCAGCTTGGGTCGAGGATCTCATCCCAGATACGATCGAGGTTTACCCATCCACCGTTGTCTTTGGCGGCGTCACCATAGACGTACCGCAGCGCCGGGAATGCTTTTTCTTTGTCGTAGATGTCCTCGACGAACACCTCTCGGGTGTCAAGGAGGATCTTGACGTAGCTCCCGTCGCCCCCCGCAGCGGCCAACCCAGCTACCTGCTTAACCACCGCTTCGTGGCTGTCTTCAGCGACGCTCATCTCACCAGGGACGGGGGCGTTCGTCGTCTCGACGATCCGGTTGTCCATCTTCACAGCGTTACGACGCAGGGCGTCCATCAGCTCCGGGCCATTCTCAGCAGGGACCCACAAGTGGGTCTCGTCGCAGACTACAAACGTCACCCGCTGGCCTTCACGACCACGTGGGCTAGCGGTTACCTTCTGGATGATGCCGTTGTCGTGGGTGTGGACCTTCGACAACATGACACAACCTTTGAGGTCATAAGCTATGTACGCCAGTCCCTCATTCAGCATTTCCATGACGAGGTAGTATGTGTTGTTCGCCTGGTCTTCGGAGATAGCTGCAATCTGAATCAGTGGGGTGTACTCAGGCCGGCCGATTGGCTGTCCGGTTTCATCGAAGTGACTGAATCGGACCGGCCCGAGGAGTTCTGCACAACACAGAGCGGCGAGAAGTGGACTCTTTCCCCAACCTTTCGCTCTTTCAAGGATAGCTCTATTGAAGACGAATTCACCATTTGGCTTTATAGCATAAAGCCTTAAAACAAAGAGAGCCTGCTCATTAGTGAATCTCCAATTGTCTCCCTTTGTTTTTCCATCCGGTTGTCCTAAATAGGTAGTACACCAATTGAGGACCGACCAGCCGAGACTTTTAACTTTGCCGCTAGTGAAATCCTCAATCTCAGGGAGTATCAGTTCCATTTCGACTCCAGTGATTGAGGTATTCTATTGACCTATGGAAGATCTCTATGGATTCACCCGCCCCTGCAATTAGCCAATTGCACTTATTGCAAAGAATTCCACGAATGCATTTTCCACAAGAAAGGTAGCCTGCGCAACAGTAGTGATCGTGATCAACGTGCATGTTTTTTAGGTTGCTATCGATCTTTCCACATATTGCGCAGCCGCCTTGTGCCTCCAGCATCTCATTAAACTGGTCGGCCGTCATCCCATAGGTTCGCTTAAGGTATTTGTTCCTAGCCGTGAGGGAGTCGTATGGATTACGCTTCGCGTACTCCCGCATCCAAGAGTTGAGACAGGATTTACACCTAGACTTTAGTCCGCTACTAACCCGAGAGTTTTTTCCAAAATTCTCTTCTGGAAGTGTCTCGTTGCATCCAGTACACAACTTCATCGGATTATCCTTCGGCTAGCTTCTTCGCAGTTGCAGCGGCCTTCGTCAGCTTGTCCATGTAGTCAACTGCACCTTCGGCGGCCTGCTTCACTTGCTTTTCCGCTTCCTCCTCGGTTTGGGGAGTCTTGATAGCGAGTCTGTTCCGCTTCCTTGCTTCCCACGTCGCACCGAAGGCATCTTCTCTTCGACGCATCTCGGCCATCAATAGTGCGACATTAGATGCGGCTAGTGGCTTATCGCGAGCGACGTCAGGCCGGCGGATTCTCCACAGTTCGTTGTGAATCATCGCAGCCTCCAACAGACTCCACCAGTCTGTCTCGATCATCAGCTTCGCTTGGGGCGACCGGCGCCACATCTCCCACCACGCTCGGGTCAATTTGCACCACTGGATGTTCGGGTGGTCAGGGAGATCGAAACCCCTGATTACACCGTCCTCCGTGATGATCTCTTCCTCGAACCGTACTGGGTTCCTGCGGACGCGGTCTTCGTCATCCTTCGGAATATTGCCCATCTTTGACCTCCTGGGTCTGATTTTAAAAGAACGTTATAATGATGGCTATTCCCTCTTTGCCAGCGCCACCCGCACCACTATTACTACCGTTGACCGAGGCGCCACCGCCTCCGCCACCGCCTCCGTAGATCCCTGCGTCAGCTCCAGCCTGCGCGGCAGTCGTAATAGAAGAAGCGCCACCGCCTCCGCCGGAACCGGGCCTACCAGACCCGGAAACGATTGCTGTCCCGGAGCCGGGCGAGGTTGAATCTACGACCCCACCGACGCCAGCAGACGCCGTCGAACTGTTAGAGGCTCCACCGTTGCCACCGTTGCTAGCGACATTCGCAGTAGTTATGCCTCCACCGGCTCCACCCCCACCTGCGGCAGCTGACGCGCCGCTGTTGGGTCCAGCGAGCCCTGTAGCAGATGCGGCACCTCCAGCGGTGCCGATACTCATACCGCTGCCACCACCACCGGCCGTACCTAGTCCATTTGTACCGCCGCTGCCTCCAGCACCAGCTCCCGCGCGCACAAGCCCCGTACCGATTCCTGTAGAGGTTCCAGCGGCACCGGCCGCTCCATCGGTGTCGTTCGCTGTGACCGCTGCGCCACCGGCCCCGCCACCGCTGCCTACAATTACAGCTAACGTACTAGATAGGACGGAAGCAGGAAAGGTCGCCATCGTTTGGCCTCCGCCACCGCCTCCGCTGCCACCAGCTCGGACGGTGCCAGCTGCGCCACGTCGACCGGAACCTCCACCCGCGCCACCTCCGACAAGGAAAACATGCACGACTGTTGCGCCGGACGGTTTGGTCCAGGTGCCAGAGGTTGTAAATACTTGGACGTCGGGTGTCGGGGCTGCGGCACCAGTCGCGCCAGTAGGACCAACTAACGACACCCCGGAGGGCCATGAGCCCGTAGCCTTCGGTCCATACAAGAACGAAGTCGTCGTCCTAATATAGAAATCTCCGTTCACACCTTCAGTTGTTGGGGCGGCAGTTCCACTTAAGACTGTTTTACCATCGGCGCCAGCCGAACCTGTCGATCCTGTACTACCTGTAGCTCCCGTGGTCCCCTGGATACCTTGCGGCCCGACTAGACTTGTGCCACCTGGCCACGCCCCACTAGCCTTCGGCCCATAGATGGAGTTCGTTGATGTTCGGATGTAGAAGTTTCCATCCACACCCTCGGTAGTCGGTGCGGCGGTACCGTAAAGGATGGTATTACCCGCAGCTCCAGTTGAACCGGTAGAACCGGTAGACCCGGTGGCGCCCGGCGTACCCTGAATCCCCTGGATTCCTTGGGGACCCACGAGAGAGACTCCCGAGGGCCAACTGCCAGCGGCCTTCGGCCCGTATATGAAGTTCGTAGTCGTGCGGATGTACCAGTCGCCGTTGACGCCTTCGGTGGTAGGAACCGCTGTTCCAGAGAGAATAGTCTTGCCATCTGCACCGGCCGGGCCTGCACCTTCACCCCCACCGCCAGGTGGACCTTGGACCCCAACCTCACTGAAAATAATGGTGTCGTCGGGAGCAGAGATAATGATCAGTTCGTCGTCAGGCATTCTCTCCTCCTAGAAATAGGTAACGACGATGCAAATGCCTGCACCACCTATGCCACCCGCACCACTATTGTTCCCGTTGACTGAAGCACCGCCTCCGCCACCGCCTCCTCCATAGATTCCGCCAGCGGCTCCAGTTTGGCCGACTGTCGTAATGGAAGACGCACCACCACCGCCACCGGATCCAGGCACGCCCGAGCCAGTAGTGATTGCGGTACCAGAACCCGGTTGGGTGCTGTCTATGACACCACCAGCTCCAGAGGAGGCTGTCGCTGAGTTGCTTGCGCCTCCGTTACCGCCCGCACTCGCGGCGTTACCGGAAGAGATGCCTCCACCTCCGCCACCACCGCCTGATGCGGCAGACGTCGCAGAGTTAGCGCCAGCCGCGCCAGCCGCCGCAGCGGCTCCACCAGCAGTCCCGAGGTGAGCGCCGTTGCCAGCACTACCACCCGTACCGGCACTAGCAGTACCGCCGCTACCACCAGTAGGGGCACCAGACCGAACTAGCGTCCCGAACGTCGTCGCTGCGCCACCGGTACCGGCGTTGCCGTCCGTATCGTTTGCTGTGATAGCGGTACCGCCTGCGCCAGCCGCACCGATTGTGACGGCTACGGTGGCACCTAAGATTGAAGCGGGGATGCGGTGCGCACTACTCCCAGCGCCACCACCACCGGATCCACCAGAACGGACTGAGCCGGCTGCACCTCGGCGGCCGGAGCCACCTCCGCCGCCACCAGCTATACAGCTGACGTCTACAAACTGAGCACCCGTTGGTTTAGTCCAAGTTCCCGTTGCTGTGAACACCTGGACATCTGTGGTTCGCACCGGAGGGACAACGCCCATCCGAGAGATTGTGCCAAGGTATTCGTCG